GTGTATAAGAGACAGACATAAACAATAACGATTGTTGAAAAACGGCTGATTTTTCAAAGAGATTTTTGTTTTTCGTTTTTTATATGGAGAAAATTCACTTTAACAGCTTCTATTTTATTGATGTTTAAACAGTGTTTTTTTTGGTCAGGTCTATTTTATTTACGGAGATAATGGAGCAATGTAGTATTATCATCGTAAAGAAAATAGTGCTGTATATCAGTAGTTTCTTATCAACAGTTCTTTAAAACTGCCTGAAGACAAATTGTTGTTCCTTGAAACTGAAACAATGTCGTAATCCCTATAAAGATCTCGAATAAACATATCATCATTATAAGAAAGCAGAAATTTTCCTTGAATTTGCGAAAGCTGTGACGCAAGACGTTTATGATCATCTTCCGTAAATTCAATATCATAGTATTTTTCTGTTGTGTGATATGGCGGATCAAGATAGAAAAAGGAACTCGTTCGGTCATAAACCTTAATCAAATTCTCAAAGTCTTTGTTCTCTATTAAAACGTTTTTTAAACGGTCTGAAATAACCGATAGATAATCTTTTGAACGGTAGAGTGGCTTTTTACTGCATCCGAAAGATCTGCCATCGGCACCAAAGGATAAGCGCATTTTTATAAAATAGCGTGCCGCTCTTTGTATATCGGTAAAGCCTCGACAGTTCAACTGTTGGATACATCATAAAAAATTTCCCTACTGTTATAAAAACCGTCTATTTCACGCTGAAGCTCTGAGCAATGATATTTAATACAACGCATTAAATTAACGAGATTGCCGTCTGCATCGTTGTAAATCTCTAAATCCGCCTGCTTTTCTTTAGAAAAAAGTACCCAACCGCCACCGCCGAATACTTCAATATAACGATTGAATCGTTCACCGCTTGGGAACGAATCACATATTTTAGTGCGCAAAAGACGTTTTCCGCCTATGCGTGGAATCGGACTATTTATCATCATAAGCCTCCTATAAAAAAATAATGGTGGGGCACTTTCGCCCCACCGATGTAATGTTAAACTTTTTTAAGATCTTTAATATTAAATGCTGTATTTATTGCAAGCACTGTGCTATCCGGAGATTTGTTAAGTACTACACGTTTACCATTTACGCTTGAAACATAAAAACGTTTGAAATAAACCCAGTCATCAACGCTTGAACCGTCATAGGTTTTGCTTCCGCTCTTTATTCGAACGATATCTCCGACATTTATACTCGAAGAATCAGAAGCTGTGTTGCTTTCGGAAACGGCTTTTTTCGATGAAAGCATAAGATCTTTGCAGAACATCCATCCGGTATCCAGTTCTGCTATTCCGATGCAGGCTTCTGTACCGTCTTTCGATAATCGCTGAATAACAAATTCAGTCGTATAAACAGCTGATATAGGTTTTACACCGTTTGAGAAAACCGCACCCGATTTAACCTTAACCTTATCTCCGGGTTTAAAACTCGATATTTTATTTTCGGCTTTATCTTCTTTATTTACGGTATTATTTGATGTAGTGTGTTCTTTGTACCATTTTGCTGTAATTGTAGGGTAGTCCACAAAGCAGATGTTGCTATCAACTTTTCGGTCATCAACAAGCTCTGTTCCCCACTGCCATATTTTCTGACCATAGTTAAACTTGCTCGGAACATCAGGATTATTTGTCCAGTGTGCAAGCCATATATCTATGTCAGTCAAACGTTCTCTGTCATAGTAATTCTGCATCCATGAGGGATTTGCATATACACCCGAAGGCAGCCCGATTTCTGTCATTTTCTTGCAGAATTTCAGCGCCATATCGGTTCTTTCTTTGATTGTGAGATTGTCGATCTGACGCTGTTCCTCCATGTCGAAAAAAACGGGATATTCAGGTTTTAATCCCTTTACAATCTTCACACAAGCGGCAAGTTCTTTGTCAAACGCTTCGTCCGAAGTTGCTTCGAAATACCAAAACAGCCCGTAAGGCAGTTTTCTTTTTATGCACTCATCTAAGTAATACTGAAAATATGTATCAGTATCGGTGCGTATACCGGCACGAAGTATAACAAATTTAGCCCCGGATTTCTCAATTTTATCAAAATTTATGTTTTCCTGAGCACGATTGATATCAAGACCTTTGATTCTCATCTGTGTTGCCCTCCTTGTTATTGCTGTCGGCAAGTCCTTCGCCGATAGTATAAGCCAGTACAGCTGCACCCGACATCAGGCATCCTGATACAGTGGTAGCTGTTTCGTCCGATCCACCAAAAGCGATTATTAAACCGGTTATAAAACCAGTTAATGATAACCACCATTTACGGCTTGTTAATTTGCGTTTCCAATCAATTTTATTCATAATTTAGTCCTTTCTGCCGATTATTCGACATTTGTTATTTCAATCGGTTCTACACCGATTTTTTCCTTTTCTGCCTTCATCTTTGCCTCATACTCATTCATCTCCTCATCAAACCTCGCAATATCCTCCGCCGTTATCCTGTCACGGCTGTAATGATTGCCGAGCTGCATAGCCGCCCAAGCCCTGTCAAAACTGCCGCTTTTAACGCCGTTCACAGCAACCTCGACTATCCATCTGCCAAAATCCAACATTATACCTCACCTCCCGATACCGCCATAGCCTCAAGCGCCGCCACTCTTGCTTCAAGGCTTGCGATACGCTCTGTATCCTCTTCGACCGCAGGCGACCAGTCTGTAGCCTTAGTGCCTTTTTCGAGCTTGATGTTGCAAGCCTTGATCATGCCGTTTTTATCAAGTGCAAGCGCTACGCATTCGAGCTTCGCTATGTCGCTGTCGTCTATCGTCCAAGTCTTTTCGCAGTAGAGCCACTCGTCCTTTTTGGTTTTGTTGTTGACGGTAAGCGGTAAAATATGCAGCTTCGTATTATCAGCGGAACGGAATCTTGCCATTACATAGCCGCTTGCGTCAAGCTCGACATCGCTTCTGACCTTTATCCACGCCGAAAGCGTGTAGCTTGTGCCGACGTTAAAATCCGTCAGAAAGTGCCTCTTGCTCGTGCCAAAATATCGTGCATTGCCGGAATAGCCGGTTCTGGATATTGCAAGGCTATTTCCTGATATTCCGCCATCAACCGTTATTATAGTGTTACCGCTCCAGCCGTTTTTGATGTTCCCCGTGCTGTCATACAGCAGATTTCTTCCGCCGATCCCGACAGCATTCACCGCCGCAGTAATATCTGCCGCTGTCGCCGCTCCGACCTCGCTTGCCGTATAAGCAGGCTTATTTTCAGCCTTCGCCCAGTCCGATATTTCGTCTGATTTCAGATACGCCGACAAGTCATAAATATTGACATATAAAAGTTCTGACCATGGAGTATTACCATCGCCTATTTTAATGCCGTGCTGACCGCCTTCAAAGTCAGTTATACACATATATCCTTTCGGGGGAACAAAGGAAGCGTGAAGAGTCCATTCTGTCGGCGAACGCATATCCTGAAGTAACTGAGCTTCAAGAATTTCAGCGTCTGATGAATTTGGATCAGCTACAGAGTGGATCTGCTTTATCGAAAAATAATCTCTGCCTACGCAATAGTAAGCAGAGATTTTTGACGACCATTTATATGCCGAATTATCGGTACTGTCAATATAAAGCACATCGTTTTCGCCGAGTTCCGGAAAATCAGCCGTTCCGCCGGCTTCGACTATTTTGGATACGGTTTGATTTACATCTTTCTTTTGCAGAGTTGATCGTGTCAATCGAATTGCAGCATTATATTCCGCTATTGACGAAAAAGAAACTCCTGCGTTGTTTGCCATTGTAAACGTATACACATCTGGATTACTCGACCTGTTGTCGTGGAAATTTAACCCATAGTATATTACTGCATAACCGTTAGGATAAGCGTTAGACGGAGGGATAATTTCCTGCCACTTTAACGCTGGTGAAAAATTGCCGTGCCTTGCTTGTACACTCGATTCGACTTTTTTGTTGTCTTTCCGTCTTTTGTCGTGTACTCCGATATTAGATTTATGTAATACACAGTGTATTCTGTGTACTGGATAACTCGTGTTATTTCCAAATAAAAATTGAGCTTTGTAAACGGAGTGGCATAAATCATTCGGACACCGTAAATTCCATCAACAACATTAAAATTGCCACATAGTGCGCCTATTCCGCTAGGGTCATACGTTGCCTTGTAACCTTGCACGATAATATCGGGATTTCCTCCATCTAAGCCATATGTAATTTTATCGTCTACGCTGTATCCGATTATGCTGTAATCGTATTTCAGATATTCTTTTGTCCTTTCGGAAATTATAACGGGATCATTTATAATAGTAGTGCTGTTATATTTTCCTGCTCCCGCATTAGATGTATGATCCGCTGCGGCACTATACCTGTTTGACGACTGTTTGGTGCTTTCGGCTGTAGATGTAATGTGTTCTGAAAAGCCGCTGTCTTTACTGAGTGAGTAAGATATAGCTGTTATGGTAGCTTTTTTTAGTTGCACCATTACTCTGTATGGATATTACATCATCCGGCAACAGCCACCCTCTGCCTCGTCTTGATATATCAGCGGCATAGTAATGATAGCCTCCGAGCTTATTCCAGACATATTCCATAATCTCTACTGTTGCAAGAGGATTAACTGCTTCAAGCACTCCCGGCAGAGTCTCGTCATAAGTAGTACCGTTTGCATCAATATAGAACGCTGTATCGGTGCCGATTGTAAAGCGTATGCCTTTTACAGTAAATCCGCTGTCCTGAGCGACTGATAAGCTTTCGCAAGCACCTTCTTCAATTGTTTCAACGCTGTTTGAAGGACGTGTAAATATCAGTTTATCGTTCGCATCAAATTGAGCACTACAACCGTTGCAGGCGGCAATAAAGCCGATTATTTCACGGTATGTGTAATATTTATTTGTCGGATTTGTTGCCTCGCTGTTATAAATCGGTTTCGTTTTTACTTTTGCAAAAGCTTCACAGGTTACGCTCAGGGAAAAGCCGTTAATTTTACTGATATATTTGAGCATTTCCTGATGAGTTGCAGGAAAAGATAAAGATTCGATCTTCCCGTCAGCACTGCCGTTAAAGCTACACGGCTTATCAAGATAATAAAATCGATCATATGCTTCTATTGTCACATATCCCTTTTCTTGAGTTAAATCTGTAATAAAAAATGTTCCGATTTGTGCCAATGCGGTAAATCCGATAAATACAGTCACTTTATAATCATCCATGGTCGGTAACATCGTTGCACGGATTGTTGCAGTCAGTCGTGCTGCCGCTGTTCCACCTACACTAAGACCGCCATCAGACGTGGAACGGGAAATATCTAAAGATACTATATCTTCTATTCCGTAATCTACAGATCCGATTGAAATTTTTGCATTGATATTTCTTACAGGCTTGGTAGCGTTGGTCTTATAATTTGATGATACCGAAATCATATTTCTTCCACCTCCACTGACACATCTTTATAACAATCTCCGAGCTTTACATCGGTAAAAGCATACGGCGCAGATATATCACCTTTTGCATGAACGGTATAAGAATCACTGTTTACCTCAAGCGTGAAACTACTGCTTTTTAATATAGCGAAAACAGACGTCCATTTTGCCGCAGGAATTATGCCAAAAACGACAGAACCGGAGATTTTAAAATCTCCGAATCTGTCCGTATAAGCCGTTCCATTCAGACTATACGAAGTGCTTTCACCACGGCAAGAATGACGGAGATCGCATTCGGTAATGTATTCCGATAAGTCTATATTGTTAATTTTCACCGTCATATCTGTTCCTCCTATAATGGTGATTTTCCTGTTTGCTTCTGTATCTTCTTAATGCCTTTAACAGTAGCTTTCGCTAATGTATACTCATTCGTTTTAAGCGTTACATCAAGTGTATATTGCATCTTTTCCTGTGCGGTTTTCAGCTTTTTCAGTTCCGACACTACATCATTAAGTGTTGCATCTGCTTTTTCTGCTGAAGCGGACACCTTAGAAGCAGCTGATAATCCACTTATAAGCTTACTCGATTTGCTGTTACCGACCTTGCTCGCTCCGATTCCGGCGGCGAGTTTTGCATTAGAAGTGCTAACATCATCCCATACAGTCGGAATGTAGGATGTTATATTAATATTCTGAGTACCACTTGATGAACTGCTACTCGAATTTGTCTTTTTGGAAGACGAGATGGAAGAGCTTTTTTTCTTTGCACTCGATGAACTTGTTTTCTTTGTGCTTGACGAGCTTGACGTTTTCTTTTCTCCTTTTGCTTCAGGTACATAAGCATAGTCAGATGCACTGTAGGTTGATGGCGTATAAGAATATGTAGGTGCTTTATACGATGTTTTTCCCGCACTGCTATATGAATAATTTGTTCCGGCACCGGTATATCCTAAAGCTGCTTTTCCTTTACGCTCCTCTTCTTCAGCAATGCTTTGACTATAAGAAAAATTACCTTCCTCCTCTGAATAACCCTGAGAATAAAGTCCGTTATTATTTCTGACGTTGTTATACCACTCTTTAACCTTATCCTCATTGACATAATCCTTTAACTGAGAATTGAAATATTCTTTCTTTTCCGCTGTATCAAGGAATTTGTTTTTGGCATTTGATAATGCCTCATCGGCTGATTTGCCGCTTCGCAGTTCTTTAACGATATATGAATTCATATCGCTTTGCAAATCGTTATATTTCGTACTCAGCTCATTCGCTCTGATTTCTTCCTGATGCGTTGCAGCATACATTTCCTCACCGATTTTTTGGCAAGCCTCCTTGACTTCATTGTACCAATTTGTGAGATTAGTACCGAAAATAGAATCAATTGTGCTTAATACACCGTCAAACAGATTAACAAGACCGTTTCCGAAAGATTCAAAGCCGCCCATAATATCACCGGATAAGAAATTTGTAACGCCGGAAAAAACATCTGCAAGTGAATTAACAAGCCCCGCAACAATATCAAGAGCCGGACCGAGTATCTGTAACAGCACATCTGCAAGCGATGATATTACAGGCATAATAGGCGATAATGCGCCATCAATAAGACCGATAACAGCTGATAGCAACTTCCCGACTGCTGAGATAACAGTACCGAGCGGTTCGGCAAGCTCAGCCACCAGTTCCAGAATCGGAGTAAGCAGTTCGATTACAACATCAAGTATCGGCAGTAATGCTTCGATCACTTCAATAAGCGGCGGAAGCAAGGTGTCTACAATCTTGATTATCGGCGGTAACAGCTTATCAAAAAGCTTAATCAATGTCGGAACAAGCTTCTGAATAATGCGTGTAACGCTTTCGAGTATAGGCTTAAGCAATTCCATAAACTGTGGCAGTATTCCGGTGATCAACTCAATGAGCGGCGGAATAAGCTCGGAAACGCTGTCAAGTATCGGCTTAACCTGCTCAATTATCTGTGGCAGAAGCTCCGAAATAATCGGTTCGATAAGCTCAATAATATCCTTAAGTACGGGAATAATCTGTTCGCCGAGCGGAATCAGAAGCAGTTCAATTGTACGGGAAAGTCCGTTGCACATATCGGATAAGCTGTTGTATTTAACTGATTCCATCTCACCGAGCTTATCACGGGTTTTGTCAATGCTGTTCCCCATGTGTGCCATAGCGAGAACGGCATCTTCTCCGAGGTCTTCCCACTTTGTTCCGTACAAAGCAACACCTGCGGCGTTGCGATCTACATCACTTTTACATTCGGCAAGCTTTTCATTGACAAGCTTGAATGCTTGATACGCACGGTCACCCCCTGCGGCAAATTCTTCGCCGAGCTTTGTTGCATCAAGACCGAGTAAAGCCATACCGTCAGCTGTAGTCTGACTGCCATCCTTTGCTCTGATAGAAAACTCTTTAAAAGCATCATTCAGAAAATCAACTTGAAACGCACCGTTTTTTGCGCCTTCTGCCATCATAGACATGGCTTCTTCGGCAGTAAAGCCCATATCAGCATAGTAAGTGCTATACTCGGCAAGCTGATCGGCTATGTCACCGTTCTGATTTAAGCCTTTTTCTGCACCCTGAGCAAGGAGACTATACGCTTCCTCGGCTGTAATGCCAAACTGCTTCATCAGAGCATTTGCTCCACGGATACCCTCAGAAACGTCTATATCGTATGTATCTGATAAAAGATATGTGCTTTCAATAACCTTTTGAAGCTCATCGTCTGTGACGTCTTTCATCTGCTGCTTGATGAGAGCGAGCATGTTGGATATATCATCAAAGCTTTCGCCATAATTATCACCGTAAACTTTCTTGATGATGTCACCGTATTTTTCGGCTTCTTCCGCCGTAAGACTGAGTGATGCGGTTAGTTGCTTATTTGCTTTATCAAGATCGTTTGCTGCGGATATAGCTTTTCCTGTTGCCGCTACAGCTACCGTGCCTGCTGCAGCAAGTCCGGCACCAACAGCAACGCCGATGCCTTTTCCGACGCCTTTAAGACCTGTGCCGATTTTTGAGCCTATGCCGGAAGTCTTCTTTTCAATTTCTGAAGAAAGCGTATCGGTACTGTTGATAATTTCTTGCGTATCCTTTTTATAGTTATCAACTACTTTGTCGCCTTCTTTTTTTGCAGTCTGCGTTACAGCTTCCTTGTTTTTCTTTTCGGTCTGCACTACTTTGTCAGACTGCTTCTTTGCTGTGTCTGTTATATTCTTCTGCGTCTTGGAATTGTCGTTCTCTATTTCATCGTTTGCTTTTTTCACAGCCTGCGAAATGTTTTCCTGCGCCTTTTCAACGACTTCTTCCTGTTTTTTTGCACCTTTTTGAGCCGCTTCGGAAACCTTTTTTCCGGCTTCCACCATATCAGCGTCTATTTTACTTAAGTCCGCACGGACTTCAAATTCTACTCTTCCGTCGCTTTCCGGCATAATCTCACCTCTCTTCTGCCTGTTTTTCGAGAATACCCCATAACCGTTCCCAACCGTCCTGAGCCGATTGTTTGTTTACGGGATTTTTAATCGCATACTGTGCTTTGAGTTTTAACAGTGCCGATATCTGTTCCTGATTTTTACCGTTAGGTACAGGGACAGGGCGTGTGCGTATGTCGATAATATCACACATCCGTGTATCGGACGGCAAAGCTCCAAGAAGGGAAACAAATTCCCACCACTGTAGCTTTCCTTGTTCTTTGAATAAGTCGATACCGTAGGCTTGCCTAAATGCGGCATAAATATAAGGTGCATCCTGATCGAAGCTTATCGTTTCTGCTTCCGTGTCAGAGGCATTTTTATCAAAATTGATAAATTTAATCGAAAATTTCATTAACCACATCGACTCTTGTCGAAAGGTTTTTGACTTTCGGAGCAATTACAAACCAATCGAAGATAACATCAAATGAATCTATGCCTTCCAGCTCATCACTGCTCAGTAGTTCAAATGCCGATAAAACACGGTCAAAACTCAAATTTAATGTATAACAAATGCCCCCGACTTCTATACTGCGGGGGCATGACTGTGACAATGAATATATACTCATTAGCGGTACTTGTGTAACGCTCTGATCTGAGCCTTACGATTACGAAGCGTTTCATTTATTTTCGGTACAATAACAGCATTGATAAACGGCACTACCTGTATACCCATTTCAATGTAATTGTCCTCGAAAAATTCAAGCAACTTTTTTGTACCGTCTTCGCCGAATATCAGCTCAAAAATTGCAATTACCGCATTTCCATACGCCTCATAAGCGCATTCAAGATCTGTTTCAACACCGTTTTTTCTTATTTCTTTAAGACGTCTTTCCGCATCAATTACTTCCGTCTGTTTCTTTCGGAAAGCTGTGCAGACGGCATCTGCATCTATGTCTATATCAATGCTGTCGATGACGTTTCCGTTTTTATCAGACAGCTCAAGAGTTTCCGTGATTTTCTGTGTTCGTGTGATTTTGTATGCCATTGTTATCCTCCTGACAAAAATTCAGCAGTGTGCCTGTCGGCACACTGACTGTATTTCTCAACTATTCTCAGCTGCTTGAAACGGACGCAGCCTTTATAGTAGGCTTGCCGTTAAACGCAATTGTACAGCTTATGGTATTCGGTGCTGTAGATTCGCCTCCGCCTATACCGGCTGCGGTAACCGTAACGGGACAGGTAAGTTCCTTGCCATTACGGGTTATTTTGATGTCTGTTACTCGCTTAGAGCCGATCTCATACTGAATTTCATCAAGAAAAGTACAAACAGGATCATCTTTGATGAAGTCGCCCGCAAGCACTACTGTAGGAGCTGCGCCAACAACCGCAGAGCTTGCAAAGCCGCCGTCTGCAAGATATGTCGCACTGTATACGACCTCGTTTATTGCGGTTGTTACCGACTTAAATGCCTTTCGCATATCCGAATATGTAGCCGCTTCTCCTGTAGGAGTAGTATTGATTTCAACCTTTATCTCACTGTTCAGCTCGGCTTTGCCGACAGTAGGTATTACCTGTTCATTTGCCATATTAGTACCTCCTAAAATGCTATCCTGACATCAACAATCATAGAATATATCCAAAAGTCCCCGACCTTACCGACAGGAGCGGCATCGGTTGAAACCGAAGCACTTAACAATTGAACGCTGTCATCTTGCGGCAGTTTGGTCGCTTTCGAGATAAGATTGCCAATATTAAATAGCTGTTCCATAGCTACACCCTGTATCTTGTTCTTGGATAAAATAAGCAACGGCAAGGTTCTGTCCTGCCGCTGTCTGTCAAGTGTAGTACCGTTATACTTTGCCGCTTGCGCTTCGGCGGAAAGTCCTCCGCCGACCGGCAAGCCTGCTGTTTCGATTGTATATCCGAGCTTATCTTCTATAAAATTGAGAATAAGCTCGATTGCTTTTTTCTGAGGTGACATTATTTATCACTTCCTGTTAAAAGTTTCTGCAGTTGTCTTCGCCACTGTTCCCCTTTAACCGATTCCGCTTTATGCGCCCACATTTTGCAGGCTTTTGGGTTTTCATCATGTGAATATGATATAGGGTTACCTTTTTTAGATACGCCATAGTACAATGTTCTTGCATAAGGTGTTTCCCAACGAAGAACCATAGCAATACTATCGTTTCTTATTTCAACTTCACTGCCTTTAGCACGGGCAAGTGCTTGTAACTGTTCTGAAGTCACTTTTTTTCCGAGCGGTGGTACCCAATCGGCAGAGATTCCTGTATGGATTATACTGCTGTTTATGAGAACGCTCTGATCTTGAGGAGCGTAATCGTTGCAATCCTTAAGGAAATTTGACATAAGAAGTTTCATAGCATCATGTGTTTTTTCCGTCATTCTCGCCTTGACTGCCACACTGTTAATGTTTATTTTCACATTCATAACGATAACCCTATCTCATAATGATGTGGAGCATTTGTGTCATACCGCTTTATGCTTGCAATCCTGTATTCCGTTTTTTCAAAAATCACCTTTGCGCCCGGCACAAATTTGAAATTTGACGGAGAGGAATTACGGCAATCGTAATACATGACTGCATCAACCTTTACTTGATTGTTTTGCTTATCGCTTGTATAACTTTCTGTCGGTTCTATGCGGACATATTTCAATGTTTCCGTAGACGTTTCGGAGATTTCGCCCCATCTGTCGGTTTTTTCGGCAACAACAGCGGCAGTGTGTATCAAAAGACTGCGTGGTATAGGTTTCATCATAACGCATCAAGTCCTTTGTACATAAGACCTGTCGGTAAAAGCAAGCCGTATGACGCATTACATATAGGCAGTTTCCCATCCGATACGCTGCTGTTGCCGCCTGTCGAATAGCTGAAGCTGCCGAGCGAGATGTTACTGAAACTGCCGTCATGCACAAACGAAAGTCCACCGTTTGCTGATATATAATCAACCTGCCAACAGATAGCATCTTTAACAACCGTCTGAACCTTTTTATCCAGACTGTCGAACTGAGCTATTCTGCCGCAGGTCTCGTTATATATAATAATGTAAGCAATTTCAAGGAGCTTAGCAAGCTCCTTGTCATTGCCGTCAAACTCTCCGCAGAAAACGTCTTTGTAGTAGTCAGGTGTAACTATCTGCTGCATCGGATACCTCCGCCGGCTTCTTTGACTGCTTAGACTGATTTTTGTTTGCCGAAGTTGTTTTCTGCTCCTGCTGAACTGTGTTATCCGCCAGATCTTCGGCTGTAAATCCTACTCTTGTCATGGAAACCTCCTTAAGTCAGCGCCGTTGTATCACGATTGAGGTAGATGCCCTTTACCTTGTTTTCATATGTTTCTGCGATGCTGTAGGCACGGTAGAAGAACATATAACCATCATCTGTCTGGTTCTCTTCGGGCGAAACTACCTTATTGACCGTGTGCTTACCGAACTGGATAACGGCATCACGGTTGATAATCATAAAGTTGATTTTATATCCGCCTGTTGCTCCTGCATAACCGCCTGCGGTTTCGTTGCTTGAGGTGCCGTCCTTCATGTCAATCGCCGTGTAAAATCTCGTCTGCGGAACGGTTATAATCTTTTCAAAACGATCGAGAATAGCTTTACTCTTTGTGGTATCAACGTTCTTGGCGAGCGTAAGAAGTGTGGGAGTAATATAGAGTATCTTGCCGTCAACGTTTATTTCCGCCTCATCCTGAGCATTGACAGCAATCTGAAGAGCCGTCAGGACAGCTGTACCGGCGGTAGGAGTAGCTTCTGCGGCAGAGAGAATGCCTGTAGCACTTGCGTATTTTGCAAAACGGAAAGCGTCCATTTCGGGAACGACCTTCGTCCTGATGAACTCGCTTGCGAGCTTGCCGAACGCAATACCTGCGGTTTCTTCGTTATCCATTGCGTCAACAGAGAACTTACGACCTCTGTCATAGTTGCAGGACTTTGTTTCATAAGTAATTGTAACATCACCCTTGACATAGCCGCTTGAACGTGAGTAATCTGCAAGACCGTCCATGCTCATCTTAGGAATGAGAAACTCTCCTGCCTTTGCTCCCATTCTCACCGTATCCGCATCAGCATCAAGAATAGATGTGGCGGAAGCCTGCTGATAGACTGTATCGAGCTTGTCGATATACGCCTTGAATTTTGTAATTGAATTTGCCATAGTGATTTTCCTTTCCGGGCTTACTTAATACCCATTATCTTGTTGATTCTTGCTTCATCAGCTGTCTTCTGTTCATCGTTTACTGTCGCAACAGCTGATGTAATTATTGCCTTGGGAGGCTTTTCTCCCTTGAAGCTGGGATATTTTTCGATCACACTGTCAATAGCCTTATCAAGTGTAACATCTCCGCCGACCTTTGCCTTTGCAAGCGCAAGCACATCCTCAATGCAATCTGCCGCAACGCCGACAGAAAGTGCGTGAACCTTGCCCTTAAGCTCGGCTATCTCCTGCTTGTTTTCCTCCTGAGAGTTGTCGCGGTCGACGGGGGATTCCGCACCGCCTGATTTTCCGTCGTCAGCCTTTCCTGTTTCTGAATTTCCGGAAGGCTCGGCTTTCTGCTCAGCGTGCGGTTCGGACTGCGCAACAGTTTCCGTGGCAGTGCCGTTCTGTGCGCCGCTCTGAGCAGAGGCAGCTGCCTGTTCCGCCTGAACTGTGCTTTCGGCATTCTCAGCTGCCGATGTTGTGATTTTTTCATCCATAATGATTTTCCTTTCTGTAAAATGGGTAATATAAAAACAGCACCATGAAAGTGCTGTTTTAATCATATAATTTGTCATAAGAAAAACACCCTCGAAAGGGTGCTTAAACGTTGTATTTATCTCTTATGGTTTTAATTCGTTTGCGAAAAGCTATGGTTAAATCCATAAGTTCTTTTGCTGATCTGTCATCTCGTCCGTGAAAACCTTTATACTTAGATTCAATATTGGCGTATTGTGACTGATATTCTTTTTTTAGCTTTTCTAATTCTTCATAACAACCGTCAGGGTAGTTTTGAGCGTTTATATGCAATTCCGAGTTTTTCACAGGCTCTTTTAATTCTTTCATGTTGTTCATCTCCTAACGGTATGAGTTCTGGATTATGAAATAGAATATCGTCAACTTCAAGTCTTGCTTCTTCATAAAGTTGTTCAGCTAAATCAGTAGGTGTCTTATTTTTAATAATCATCGTGTAAAGATATTTCTCGTCACAAGCATACGAAATGTATGAACCGTCTCGAATGCTTTCGATAAGGTCTTCCTTACTAAAGGAATACTGACTTTGTCCCTTAACGTGATTATGGATATTGATACTGCCATCCATTTCATCACCAAGAAGCCCGGTATTGACAGTATATTCATCACCGTAAACAGTATACATTTTTCCTCTTTTGTTTATTACACGACATTTTTCAATAGGACTTTCCGATTCTTCCGTGATAAATTTCTTTAATTCAGAAGAAACAGCTTTTCCATCATTGATATCAACTTCTCCGTAATTTTCATAATGATGTTCAGACCTGTTAACAGATTTACCTTTGCCGCTTGACCTTATTATATCATCAACAGCAGAATTGTCAATATCAATAAGTTTTATTTGATCCTCCTCAGTCTTAACCGCCGCCTTATAGCTTGCAGTAGTCTTTGCCGCCTGACTGCGTCCGTAACCGGGAGTAGCGGTGCGGTCGGGCTTGTATGCAAGCCCGTTTTTCTCACAGTAGCTTTTAAGCTGCTGTTCCTGCTGCTTCAGCTTATATGCCGCCTTGTCAAAGCCTTCTTTGTCGCCGAGAGTGTCAAGAGAGGTACATTCCCGTTTGGAAGCTCTGACCTTACGTTCAAGAGCACGTTGGTTGCAGATTTTTTCGTACTGTTCGGCATTCTCCTTTTCGTCATACGGGAAGTAGGTCTGAACGCTGATACCGGGCAGGAACGGATAGATCTGATGACCGCAGTTTATACCGAGAAGCCCGGCAGGCTTGCCGTAGGAACTTGACCGCCAAGCATAGAATTTAATGCGCTTGCCGTCAAGGTCGGTAGTATAACCTCCGCCACCGTTGCGGTTGAATATTTTTCCCTGATCTTTCGCACACAGCGGTCTTGCACCGCTGTGACTGCTGACCTCCACCAAATCAAGCCCATACTCATCCATAAGCGAAAACTGTGTTTCTTTCGCAACGCTTCCGACAGTGGAGCGTATACACATATTAGTATATGCTTCCGGTGTCCAGTTTCGACCGGTCTTATCTACAAAAGCCGGGATACCTTTCTGCGTCATTTCGCCGATACATTCCCGCATAGCACTCTGACGTGCCTCTATGCCGGTAACGACCTTTCCTGCAGCCTTATTAAGACTGTCTATGTATTCCTGCTTGTTTGCAAGCTCGGCGGTACGGTTGATCACCTGCATAGCGGCGTTCTTCGCCTTGTACTTCATCGTTGTATTTGTAAGATTCAAGTCTTTCTTTGCCTGTTTTTGAAGCATTTTAAGGCTGTTTAACATATTGCCGGACATTGACGGTGTGGCTCGTTTGTCGATAAGCCCTTCCTGCACCATACGTTTTAATCCCGGTGCAAGCTCCTGAATAGCGGAATTTGCCGCTCTTTGAAGTGTAAGCTCCAGAAGCTCGGGTGTTTTACCTGCGTATTCGGATATTGTTTTAGCGTTCTGCTTTGTCAGCTTGCCAAGCTCGGCGAGCTTTTTCATTTTCCACTTTGCCGTATCTTCTTCGATTCTTCCTGCGGCAAGGTATGCCGCTATGTTTGCTATAAGGTCGGTTTCAAGACCGACTATAAGATCGGTTATGCCCTGCGACAGCTGTAGGGAAGTCAGCTTATTCATAACTGTCACCGTCCAGTATGCCGCCGTCTATGTCGTTTTCTTTTGCAATACGCTGAAGCTCTTCTTTAGCTTCGGCTTCATCTATATTCTGTGCTTCCATAATAGCACGAATTTTTGATTTAAGCCCTGCCTGAACAAGCTTGATATTGTTATCTATACGGGTGTTGTCATCGCCGATAATGTTATCCTGCCAATTGACAGAAACCGTATAATCTTTGCTGACCTCTTCTGAAGCCTGTGTTATTTCTATAATCGCCGTTGCAAGACTTTCAAGCACCTCGGATATGATATTCTTGTTATTCTGCACGGTGCGAAGTGTGTCCTTTTCATCGGCGGCAACTTCTGTCGCCGTTTTTACGCCGGAATTACTGTCAAAAGAAAGCGTTCCCGGAGAGAAACCAAGCTGAGTGCTGAGTATATTCAGCTGAAGCTTCAGGGCTTCGACGTGTTCGGTTACTCTGAGTGACTGGGTATTGTCGGATATATTCAACTTCGGCGCATCATCGGCATTGAACGCCTGATAAACTTCGTCATCGGTGTCGAAGTATTTTACTTCGTTGCCGTCACTGTCATAGGTTGATTTGACACATTCAGACGGAATAATGATACGCTTTTTGCCAAGGATAAACTCCCGCTCCAAACTGTCGAATATTACATCTATTTCCCGTAGCGTGTCTATTGAATTTGCAAAAACAGGCAAACCGAGCGGTAAATCGAAAACCATATTGTTTCCAACTGCCGGCTTAAAATAGCAGAATAACGGCGTTTGAACGCCTTTGAACACTCTTTCGTATTCAAGCTTCGGGAACAGCTCGGAAACCGGTACTGATTGACCAAGATAGCTTCGTGAATCACTGCGCCGCAGTATATGATAGATATGAACGCCGTCCGACTGCAATGTATGATACTCGAACAGTTTATAGAAATAACCGTTCTGAACATAGTCGTTGCAGAAAATACCTTCTGTGATCTGCCTGTTATTCCATTTTGTCGGAAAGAAACGATCGGCATTTATGTAATTCAGACGTATCACATTATCTTCAAGATACACCTTTATTACTCCTCCGCCGAGTGCGTATGACCGAGAAAGAAATTCGGGAAAACGCTCCCAGAAACAGTTATTTTCAAGGACTTTGCTTACCGTATCATTGTACTTTTCGTCATCAATCGATATGTCGCACTGTTCCGAAAACGTCATTGTTGCAAGCTTGTCACAGATTACCTTTGCCATATTCGTCATAGCTCTGGGACGGCTTTTCTTCTTTATTCCGCTGTTTGTAACCGTCCTCCAAGGAGGTTTACCCTGATAGATGCGTTTTGCAGGCTCGATGTGCCGTGTATAATAGTCGGATATATCGACTATCGGCACGTTCGGAAATGCCTGCTTTATATAAGAGTATATCGACATCAATTTTTCCTTTCTGCGTCGAAGACGTTACTCATGTAAGCTTCGGTGCTGTATTCCTGTGCGTCAAGGCTATCAATATTTATGCTTCCGTCATCAAGACGTATTTCGGTCGCCGCATTTGGCTTCCATATAGCAGTTTGAAATGCCTCTATCGTATGTTTGCAGTGCGACATTATTTTATATCTGTCAGCCGCAATCAGACGGTTATAGAACAATATACGGTTGTTGATAGAACCTTTCCGGGCATTGTGAATATTGACCTTTAACTTTCTTCTCTGAGCGGCAAGGCGCACACCTTTGATCAGTATTTGTTCTGCTGAATCGAGATAAACCTCTGTACATTTCCACCTGCGGCATACACCTTCGATAAAAGTGCAGAAGTCGTTTTCAAGCTCATACGGTGATATTGTTTCTTTACGATAGTATTCGTCAAGCGTTACGATCGACTGAAAGCCTTTAGTGAATCCCGTTGCATTAAGCGTGTGAGCCGAACCGTTCCCGCCGAAGTCGCCGCCGATCGTTACAAACATCAGATTATCCGGAGGTGTATCAATGATGTATCTTGACGGTTTGTCTGCAAACAGCGGGTAAATAACACCCTCCGCCGCTACCCAGTTGCCTCTGATAAAGCGTTCAAAATAAACACCCGTGTATTCCTTTTTGATTTCCCGGACATATTCTTCAGGAAGCGTTGTGTTATCATCAATCAGGAATCGCAATACAAGCATATCGACTTTCGGATTGTCGATGTATTCTTTTTTCAGCCAATGTGTCGGTACGTCCGGGTTCGTTGTTGCAATAAGTTTTGCTCCCTTGACTGACAATCGGGAGAGAAGCATCGAAAAGAAGTCTTTCGGGAACAGCGTCAACTCATCGCAATAAGCTCCGCCAAGCGTCATGCCTCGTATCTTATTCTCGGACTTTGCATCATTAGCACCTTCAAGGAGTATCTTTCTTCCGAACAACTTACCCTCTTTTGTTGACAGCGAATACTTGAAGTTGTCTTCTCCGACAAGCTCCTGCAATAGCATAAGACAGTTACGCTTTAATGTCTGTAACGTTTTTGCCGACATCAGATAGGCATAATCTGTCGGACGGTCGGCTATCCAGAATGCCCAAAGGATAAGCGATATCCATGTCTTGCCGCTACGGACAGAGCCTTCAAGCAGATTAAGTCGATGGAGCTTATTGTGTTTGAGCAAGCTCATCAGCTCCTGCTGTTTGGCTGTGAAGATCAAATCATTTGACATTTTTCACAGCCTCCAGTATAGCGTCAAGCTTGCCTGCACCGTCATCTGACATAGCAACGGGAGTTTTGCTGTAGGCATCACCGGCTTTATTTGTAAGGAAGAATTCTACTGCCGATTGATTCGGCGGTACTTCTCGGGTGATTATCTCAACGGTTTTTCTGCCGCCGACAATGCGTTCCCTGCGTTCCGTAACGGTGTAACCGGTAGCGGCACGGATCAGTGCCTGTTCAACATCTGCCCGAACAAGCTCAGGGTTGTCGGCTATTAACTGCCTGACTTCTTCAGAGCGGTCGATAATCTGTTGTATTGCCTTTTGCCGCTTGCTTTCGGATGTATTCAGATAGCATTCAACAAGGCTCTGAACGGCATTCACTCGCTGTTCGGTATCAGCTTTTTTGTATTTGTCGAGATCGGTTGCAATGCTGTTTATTGCCCTTTTGCGATTGCTTTTTCTCACAGTTTGCTCACTCCTTTCGGGCAAAAAGAAAAGAGCCTTATAAAAGCCCTTATTCTGCGTTTGATTATGTTGACGTGAAATTATCCCACTTTGATTTTTGAAACGGTTTAAACGGCAATTAAAACGCTTTTATCGGTAAATATCCCGTTGGGATTATATCGGGATATGCTTCGCCATTCCGATTTTGAAAAAAATCAGATTACTTTGCGTATGTATACAGCCGTTCCGGTGGGGAGCGTATCGACCAACACCTTAGTTGCTGCACTTGTCTATATCGACCGCACAAGTTATCCTGTGTGACTCACCGTAAAGAGTGATCTCTATAACGGCTTTATGCTGTCTTCGGGAAAATTTCACTATTTTGTGCTCGTAGCGTTTGAGATAGCCGCTGTCTATCTTTAAAGTACCGTTCTCTATATGTCCTGTGCTGACCTTGAGTATATCGGGATTACGACATAATCCTATGATATATTCTTCTTCTGTACAGGACAGGCATGTTGTTTTGCTCACAAAGTTTCCGACACCGTGTATTTTGCGAATGGTATAATAATCATCGGCTGTCAGACGGTCGGTCTGAAAGAATATGTAACCGTCGAACAGCGGTCTAATCTCTTCGTGCCATACACCTTTTTTGCGATACTTGTACAACTCTCTCGGCACATACGCTGTATAACCGAGTTCACGCATCGAGTACATAACAGCCGTTTCAGAGCCTGACTGTACATATATTACATATATCATTCGCCGTCACCCTCTTTCTGCTTACCTTTGATATATGTGGCAAGCTGAGAATACAACTGAGGGTTATCCTTAGCCATAGCGGTAAATATATCCTCTTTGAACACATCATACGCCGCATCCATTGAAGAGCGGTTCTTAGCGTCTGTGTCCCGCTTGTATGTTGCCGCTTTTATCAGCGATGGCACTGCGGCAATCAGCTTTTCGGGCGGGACATTTTTTAGACGGTCATCGCTTAAATTCTGGATTGCTTCCATTACTTTATGGTTTGTTAATCGGGCAAGAGCCTCGGAAACATCAAGATCCGGATATTTGGCAAGCTCCTCGTTTATAAGGCGGAAGTTGTTGCTTATAAGCATTACCTGTTCAAGAGAAGCGTTTAACGCCTGTGCATAACGTGCCACCGAAGATTTTGATACTTCATAACCGTTTTCCCGAATGAAGTCTACAATGTCACTGTAGCGATATTCTGACGGGTTATTTATCATCATATCAACTGTTTCCCTGATGTCGCACGGCAGCTTATCGACTTTTCCTCTTTTACGGTTACGTTTCTTCATATATACCTCCTTACAGACTTACAGATCTATGCAAGGATCATCGATCGCACCGTTAACAAGCTGAATGCCCTTAGCGGTAAGTTTACCCGCAAGCTGTGTATAATCATCCCCGATGCAGTCCACAGCCTGCTCAGAACGTATCTTGACAAGGCGGACATATCCGCCTTCAAGCAAATAATTTAAGCTGTCAAGTGCTTCATTCTCAGCGATCTGAGGCTCAAGAGCGGCAGTTACATCTACGAGATTGACATAATCGGTACGGAGCAGATTGATTGCTCTGATCACAGCCCCATTGTTTTTAATAAACTTGTTTTTCCTGAGCTGATTCTTAATGTTCATCAGTTGCCCCTCCTGTCCTTATCGGCAAGATTATCTATCTTTGTTTCCAGACGTGTCATAACACGGATAAACTCGGAATTTTTGACTGACGTATCCTTAAGTTCATCAATTGCACTGTCAATCTTGTCTATAGTGTGCTTGATTTCTTCGACTTCTGCCTTTGTGGCATATCTGTCGTTCAGGCTTTTGATATCACTCTTACATTCCTTTATCATATCAATATGGCTTTCGAGATCAGATCTGGTAACGCATTCGTCCTGTCTGTCTATTGTACGTTTGACGAAATACGATATAATGCCGATTGCAGCTGTGATTATTATGTTAATAGCTGTTGATAATATTGCTCCGATTTCCATTATATAAAATCCTTTCAAATGGCTTTATAATGCGTAATTTTTATGTACTATATTTAATGTAATTTTATTTTAACATTTTCGCTGAAAAACAAAAAGGCTTAGCGCAATTACTTTTACAGTAATCACGCTAAGCCATAAATTTATAAAAATGTTAAAATTTTATTATGAAACACTCGACAACCACCTTTTAAGGTGGTATAATATATTATGGAAGGAGGGAAAGACAGTGTCAAAGAAAAAGCAAAGAAAAAAGAAAAAGCCCACAAAGCTAAAGTACGGCGAAATACTTATAACGGCTTTAATGGACTTAATCATCGGAACGCTACTTCTGATAATCGGTAAAATAATCGAGTAGTAACCGAGATTTAGGTGTCGGGAGCGAAAGCTCCCTCCACTTAAATTCTATCATTCAAAGCAGACATTGTCAATACTACTATGAAAGAAATTTTTATCACGTTAGGCACATTGCTCATCTTGTTCGGCATAGCCAAAATCGTATACTGGCTTTTAAAGAACAGAAAGAAGGATTAACATGAAATTAAGACAGCTTCGCCTAAGCAAGGAACTTACCGTGCCGGCATTATCGCAGATGTCCGGTGTGCCGGTAAGAACCATAGAAAACATCGAGCGCAATGGCGACTGCAAAGTTTCCACAGCTAAAAAGCTAGCTGAGGCACTTAAAGTAACGCTCGATGAGCTTTGCACATAAACGGCATCGCCGGGCTATTTCAGTCCGGCGATAATTTTTTCTTGTTCCTTTTTTGACAGTTCCAGCGCATTCATTACGTCTTCCGAATAGCCATGTTCCTCTGCTATGTCTCGTGCTACATTGAAGCTGATCAGCGTAGACGGTTTCGCAATTGCAATTCGTTCCCCTCCGAAGTAACTGACGAGCTTTCTGTATGCCTCTATTCCAATAACTTCGGCTATTTCCGCCTGCGTTCCTGTCAGATGCTTTATCTGCAGATAATCAAGTTTTGATTTTGCCATCGGTACGCTCCTTTCTGCGCTTTTCCGCCCGAACATATCGTTTGATCGTGTCAATAAGTTCCGCACCCTGACGTTCTGAAAAGCCTTTGAAAATGTCATATTTCGGATTGACGGTAACACCAAGCTCTTTTTTAATAATGCCGCATAGCCGTTCTTTGACGGTGACCGCTGATGGGGACAGCTTTGCAAACTCATACATAAGCCCGAAAATCTTGCTTATCTGAGCGTTGCTTATATATGCCTTGACCTCCGGGGTTATTGCCCGGAGGTTAGCTTGCAATTGTTTGATTACTATGTCCGCCTGCTCATCGTTCAGTTCCGATATGGACTCTTTGAGTGTGAGCTGATACACAAAGCCGTGCAGATCATCTGATTTATTCCCATCGTCGACAAGTCCGCATTTCCGTCCCAGAGAGTAGATGTACCTGCGTTTCTGCTTTATATCCATTATAACACCGTTATCTTTGTCGTGTCAGATACCGATATAGCGCTATTTATCGATTTGATTACTTCTTCGACACTGCGTCCGTTTTCAATAGTTTCCAAAACAGTCATAAAACGCTGCCATTCAAGCGATTCAGCGAAAAGATATGCGTAATCCGCTGCGTCCTCTTCCGAAAATCCCCCAATGGCAATTAGGTTTTTGCAGTCTGTCAGGAAGTTCGCACCTTTAAGCTTCTTTTGAAGTGCGCTCTTTGCAGAATCATCACACGGTAACTGATCGTAGAACTCGTCTACCGTCAGTTTGCGTTCCGGCACAGTAATATCGGCTGCATAAACACTTGCAAATGTTCGCTCAAGTTCTTTGCTTTTGAAAGTATACTTTGGCTCGAGCGATTCTTTGATGTAGTCACCGAACGCATCACCCATCAAACGCTTCAGAACGGCAGGAGATATAATCTTTACTGTTCTGGCTTCGGTGTATGTAACGTCATGTCCGTCATTATCATCAAATGTGCAGGTTCTACGCTTGCTGTCACGGAGCTTTTCACCGCCGAGCTTCAAGAAAAACGCTTCAAGCTCTTTGTACCGCAGATCAAGGGTTGCTTTTTCTTTGGACAGCTTTGCCATTTCTTCAACTTTAGCGGCAATTATTTCTTTTGTTACTGTCATTCTGCCACCGCCTTTGCTATTACCGCAGCACAGTCCGGGCATATATCTATGCCCTCGTAGTTTACTGCCTCTGTGCGATTTCCGCAGAATCGGCAGACAGGAACGTGCTTGCGGATATGGATTTCTCCGGTCTGATTATCAACAATCAGATCAACTGCTTCTCCCGGCTGCATACCAACATATTCACACAGATCCTTTGGTAGCGTAATGCCACGCTTTGATGTCAGTCGTTTGCTTTTAATCATTGCCATATAACTTTTCCTCCTGTATTTAGTTTTCTCCACTCTGCATTTATACGGGCTTGTGACCGTTGCTGATCAGCAGCTGCATTAGAGCAGGGAGCTTATACTCCCTGATTTTTATAGATTTTTCGTCTGTAGCACCCGAACCCGATAATCGGGCAAAGCTTGTTTTTGCAAGTTGGAGTACCGTCTTTATCGAGATATTTGTACTCACAAGAGTAACATTTCTGTGCCGTATCTCGCTTTTCACTTTCGGGTGTACGCATTTTATGTAGATTATTTGATTTCACGCTGCTTCTGACCTCTTTTCTTCTTGATTGCCGCAATCGGCGATAATCTTGCTACATAGTTCGGATTTTTAGCGACGAACTCGCCGTACGACATACCGCATTTCATAGCTTCGGCAACTATTACCTCTATCTGTTCCATATTGCTCATTTCTTTCACCACCTTTCGTGCACTCTGTCTTTTCACGGGCTTGTGACCGTCCACGGCGACATTACACGGGAGCTTTTGCTCCCGGAGGTTATTCTGATTTGCCTTTGTTATAGCCTTTTTTATATCCACTGTTGAAGATCTTATCTGCTACTATTATGCTGAAGTACATTTTTGCAAGGATCCATCCTATGTATAAGATTACAAGCATAAGCGGAATTATAAGCACCTCGCCGCCGATTGAGTTGTCCGGACGGTCTGCGATACTGTTTGCATATTCTATTACGCTTACAGTTGCTGTGCCGGCGAAAAAAGCAGCGGCAAGCATTAACACGTTGTTAATAAACTTTCTCATTTGTTATACCATTCCTTTTTTATCAGCTTTGTCTGTCTGTTGTGCCGGCAGACAAGAAGCATTATTGTCGGTGTATCTTTAGCTATCAACCAGTTATCCGGGTTGATGTGCGCTCGTTTCAGAAAATCGTATTGTGACCTTGTAGGTTTCTTCCCGTGCATATTGTCACCTCACAACGCTTCGTACATCAATTCGCATAAACTTTGCCATAGATGCAAGACCTTTAAGGGTATAACATCCGTTGTCATACGCCTGCGAAAACAATCTGACCGCTCCTCTGAGTCCGGCTTCGCTCTGAGCAACTTTGTGAAGAAACTCAAGCTCCTGCTCCATGTTAGAAGAAACGAGCAGAGGAAACATCATATCCACGTCCTCACGCTTGATGTCAGTAGTAACGAATTTCGGCGAGAGCCACTTACGGTTGTTGATCTGACGGTAATTTCTCCGGGTTTTACCCTCGAATTTTTCTTCAATGCCATTGTCACCCACAAAAGCAACGCCGAGCGTCTGAGCTCTGTCGGAAAAATAATCGGCAAAGCTACGGATAGTTTCTATTCCGTGGAACGTCAGAAGCTGACCTTCGTCAATTATGATAACCATACCGTCATGTAGCTTCTGCGCTATCGCAAGCCACAGATCATCTGTTGATTGCGATATGGGGACATTCAGCTCAAGTGCAATCAGTTTAAGAACTGCCTTTGCTGACTTGAAACACGGATTAACAGTTATTACGATACTGTTTACCGGGTTATCTGCGTGATATTTCTGCACAGCTTTTGTTTTACCGATACCGCTGTCGCCTGTTGCTATGGCAACACCGCCTTTGATTTGGCAGGTCTTGATAGTCTGATAGATCTTCTCCGATATGCTTGTCGGTGCATAATCTACTTCGCTGTAGCTCTCTGCGCCCTCTGTCTTAGTGTCAAAATATGCGGCGAGTTTTGCAAACTGAGCATCCTTATTTCCGCTGTATGCTCCTTTTTTGAGCATCGAAATCGTCGATGCAGGTATGCCGATACGATTTGCGGCTTTGTTTGCTGAGCCCATTTCTGCTGCAAGCTCGTCAAATTTGGCGAGCAGTGAAACTTCCTTTGTCTGTTCCATGGTTTAATCATCCTTTCCGCTTTATTGCGTTAGTGTTTATCTTATCGATGTCGATGATTACTTCATCAACATCGGCAAGCTCGGGGTTGTCCTCTTTGAACTTATCAGAAAATACCGGCTTGAATTTTGACGGCTTTTCAATTTTGAATTTTTCTTTACCTCTTTCGGCACGGTTGATAGTAGCCGTCAGGAAATCAATAGCCTGTTCCTCAGTGATTGACGCTGTCAAGCCCTTCGAGTAGTCGTGAACGGCGTGAGTAACAGCACGAATTGTCTTTTCACCTGCGGCTATCTCGTTAGGATCATTAGTAATATACGGTACATTCAGATCTGTTTGCAGAGTCCAAGTGAAGCGATATGCGTCTGTTGCTTTGTCATAGACACGCACCGTCTTATATTCTGCAGGATCATAGCGCACATAGACCTCTTCGCCTTGGTACTTCCACGCATCTTCCGCTGAGTACCAGAGCTTTTCCCCTGCGAGCTCGATATATACGCCGTTGCGCTTGATTTTCTGATACCGGGTAGTTCTGGCAAGCAGAAGCGAAAGATCCTCGTCTTTTGCTTCTCGGAAGGTGGTGTATTTGATTGAAGCGTTCCAGACCTCAATTCTTGTCATGCCCTTGTATTTGCGTTCTTTGCCACCGTACTCATCGACGTTGAAGTCACCGTCGATGAGGATTTCGAGCGCAGCTCTTATCTGATCGTCTTCGGGAACAATGCCGTATTTCAGCTTGTATTTGAGGCTCTCCGGGCGTTCTATAATAGTACCTCCGCAGAATGTTTCTATCACTCGGCTGATGTGATTTTTCAGTGTGCCGAATGTACGCTCGATAGGCTTTGCCTTAGCGTTTCTGACAATTGCATTGTGCATTGTAATGTCAAGCAATTGCAGTATGGTCGGTGGTATATCGTCCGCATTCCATGTCTTTCGTGTCCTGTGACCTCTGCCACCTATATCGTGCGTAAGGAACTCAGATCCGTTATCAAAATACACCGATTTCGGAACGCCGAAACGCTTTATTGCGTGACGAAGTGCCAAAAGGGTACTATGCGAGTCAGGCTGTTCGGTCAAATTCCAACCGACAAGTACTCCCGACTTTGCGTCAAGAAACGCTGTAAGATACATACGATGTGTCTTCTGAGCGTTATTTTCGCAGTATGTGATGAAGTCGAAGGTGTGGTTATCTGCGATCCATACATCATTAGCCTGCAAATCATCATACAGTCGTTCGATGTAAGGTATGTATTTATCGGTAAATGCCTTTTCACCATATCTCATCAACGCAATTACTGCCTGAGGAAGCTTTTCAGCTTGCCGGCGGAAACTACGCTCGGAAGGTATCTTATCAAGATCCTGCGGATAAAACTCTGTAACCCATTCAATCATCAGCTGATAGCAGCGGGACACCGGCAATCTGCGTTCATCAAGGTAGAAATACAAAAATGCGTCAAGTATATGCGTCGGAATATCGGTGTGACCTTTATTCCATCCGCCACGCTTATCTATAAGCCCTTCAATGTCGCCGTTCTTATATGCGGCGTACTTGCGATACAGTATATCGGTGGATATATCTATCTCGGGGTGCTCAAGCTGCATCTTGGCTACAAAAAGTAGATCCGTATCGGCTTTTTTGCGATTACTCTTGGTTCTGTACATCTCCCAGACTTTGAGTATCTTTATCCAGTCAGACGCCTGCTGCCGTTCGTTTTCCGTGTACTCCTCAAATGGCTTTGAAACTGCCTTTGAACGCTGTTTTTCAACCGTTTTAGTCGGTGCTATTCCAAGCTCTTTGCGCTTGGAGTTATAGTATCGCTCATGGATTTTTTCGTCCATCTGATCAATGTCAAAAAGATACTCTTTGCGGTTATTTGCCGCATCGGCTTTTTCCGTAAATGGCAACTTACCGGTTTGGGCAAGCCGTCTTACATATTGTTTTGTGCAACCCTTTATGGTTGCAAGCTCTGCAGTGCTTATCATTGCACCCATCTTGATTAACCTCCTTTCCGACCTGCAATTAGATATTGCGGTCGCTCCCGTCAGGGAGTTACACAATATCTATGGTTCACTAAGCAACATGACCTGCCATCATCAGTACAGGGCGGTCATTCCCTGCAGA